TGAAGTTCAAAAAAATGAAGAACATACAGACAAAATTATTCTAGACGAAGAAACAGGTATTGGTATTAAACTGAAATATCCAAACGTAGACATGGCAATTGCTTCAGCTAAAATGATTGAAGGAAAAAGTCAAATGGATATTGCTACTGATGCAATTGTCAACAGTATTGAATACATCTTTGATAAAGATAATGTGTACAAAAAAGAAGATTCTACCAAAAAAGAATTGATTGAATTCATTGAGAATCTATCGCAAGACCAATACGTTAAACTCACAAAATTCTTTGAATCTATGCCAAAATTGAAACACAAAGTCGAATGGACTTGTGGTAAATGTGGATGCAGAGATGAAATAACACTGGAGGGTTTAGCAAATTTTTTCGGCTTCTGATGGGGTCAGAAACTTTAGCAAACTACTATAAAACAAATTTTGCTCTAATGCAACATCATAAATATGATTTGGAAATGTTAGAGAATTTGATTCCATTTGAACGTGAATTGTATATTATGCTATTGTCTCAGCATATTGAAGAACAGAATCAGCAAGCACAATTACAAGCACAACAAAGAGGAAGAAGATAAATGACAACCGCTAAAGAGTACGCTAAATTAAGTGAAAGTGAAAAGAAAAAAGAAGACTGGATGAACGCTAAATGGCGTCCGATGATGGGTTGGATTTACATGCTAACCTGTGTAACAGACTTCATTATCTTTCCTGTTTTGTGGAGTATTTTACAAGCCTCATTGAAACAACCTGTGACTGCATGGCAACCCATCACCTTGCAAGGCGCAGGTCTATTTCACCTCTCTATGGGTGCTATTATTGGTGTTGCGGCTTTCGGACGTACACAAGAAAAACTAGCAGGAGCAAACAATGGCGGAATGCAACCCGTGGGACAAAGCGTCACAACAACATATGGCTCTCCGTCAGCAGGCGGATTTGGTGCATCTAGTAGTTTCGGATCATCAACCTCAAATAGCTTTGGCGGAAATTCAGGCTTTGGAGCGCCAGCGTCTGGGTTTGGATCAACAACAGCATCAAAGCCTGCAACTGGAAAATCAGCAAAATTTGCTGAAGCCGATCCAGACTCTGTATTCGACAGAGGGTAATTAGCATATGGCAAAAATAGGCAATTATGGTGCCGCCCTTGGGGGTATGGCTAAAGACGCTATCACCGGTACTGCTAAAGGATTTGTTGGCGGATTAAAGGGTGCAATGATTAGTGAGGCTCCAGGAATTGCCGGCGCATACGCATTTGGTAAAGACTTAAATAAACGTGCAAAAATGCCTACAGGAGGCTCACCTTCAACTTCAGCCGCATCATCTGCGGCGGCTCCTTTAGGTGGATTTGCTCAAGCAGTATCTCTTGTAGCAGGTCAGCGTCAAAGCAATGTTATTAATCTCGAACAAGTTCGTCAGCTAAAACAATTAAATGATAGTGTTATCAATCAATCGAAACTTATTTCATTTCAAGTTGAAGACACTAAACGAAAAAATGTATTTGCAGAAGAAGTTGCAAATGAACAAGCAATTCGTGATGATAAACTATTAGAAGCAATTAAAAATCTTGGTAGCGCCGGCGGAAAAAATAAAGGTGTTGCTGACGGTGCTGGCGCTGGTGGTGGCTTAGGTTTGGTTGGACAGGCAGCCGCTTCTGCCGCAGGTGGCGTGGCCGGAGGATTTTTAAAAGACGGAATTAAATATATCGGTGCCGCTATCGTTTCAGCAATAGGTGTTGGCTTCTTAGCATTCAAAAAACAAATTGCGGCACTTGTATTATCAGCCGCATTAAGATTTGGTTCAGTTGGGGCTGCGGTAGGAACAGCGGCTAGTGCTGGTGTTGCAATTTCTGCGAGTGCAATAGCCGCTATTGTCGCTGGCATTGCCGCATTGTTATTTCCGACAAATGCTGGTGCCGCAAAAGGAAAAAATGCAGACACCAGAACTGGTAGAGATGCCGCAAATGATCCAAAAGGAGCCGCACGAAGAAGAGCCGATGAAGACGCTACAACAAAACGTGTTGCAACAAGAAAGCAGGCCGCAGAGCTGAAGAGAGAAAAAGAGTGGGACGAAAGATTTGGAAAAACTCACGATCCCGAAACTGGTTTATTAAAAAATCCAAAAGCAACAACAGTTTACACACCTCCTGCGGCCGGAAAAGTTTCTAGTAATTTTGGCGAGAAAAGAAAAGACGCTACAGGAAAAGATATAACGCATCAAGGCGTTGATATTGCAATGGCTGTAGGTACTGATATACGCCCAATTGCACCAGGAAAAGTTACAAAAGTTACTACTAGTGGTGCCGCAGGTACGTATGTTCAAGTTACTCACCCTGACGGAAAAATTAGTGAGTATATGCACCTTAGCAAAGCACTTGCTACAGTAGGTGATGAAGTCACATTGGCTAGTATCATTGGTAAGAGTGGTGGCGCAAAAGGTGACATAGGTGCTGGATCATCAACAGGTCCACATTTACATTTACAATTAAAAACAAGTAGCGGTGAGCCAATTGATCCTACTGGTTTACCTGGACTTGCAGGCTTGACAAAAGGCGAAAAAGTTTCGCCAGCAGACAATACACCAAAAGTAGCTGGTCCTGCACCAAAGCCCACTGGCAAATTGCCAGGAACTAAAGCGGTAATAGATAATAGTTCTGTTACCGGTTATTATAAAGATGCAGTTAAATTTAAAGATTTACCTCCATTAGATTCTTTAATTCCTAAAGATGGTATGCCATCGGGTAAAGCTGGAGATTCAATCTTCGGAGGTGGAGGAAATAATAATAGTCCTTATTCACTCGCTTCACTCAGCACTAGAGGTTTCAGCGGAACTGGAATCAAAGCTAAAAAAGAAACTGTACAAACTGAAGACAAAGCAGTTAAAAAAGCAATCGATAATGTCGCAAAAGGCTTAGGTGTTAATCCAGCAAGTGGAACTCTTGTACCATCTCAAGCGACTAAACAAACAGCTATTCAATCGAAAGTATTTAAGCCTTTATTCAAATCGAATAGTGATATCATTAAGGAAACGAATCAAACGTTTTTACAGCAGTTTAAATCAACTGCAACTAGTGTATTCACACAAGCAATAACAAAAGGATTATTCCCTAAAGGGTTCGGTGTCTCTGCCAGCGCCGGAGCCACACAAAATTATCGTGGTCAACAACTTCAACAAATTTTTGGTACTAACAAAGTAATTAATGAAGCCACAACTAAACTTCTAGGTAAACAGTATGGTCCAATGTTCGCACCGCTGTTCAATAATCTTGCACAGGGATACTTAGAGGTTGGTGCAAGAATTACTGGAAAACAAATTTTCCAAACCATCGGCGGTTTAGGCGCAGAAGAAACGATGGGTCTAACAAGCCAAGTTCTTGGTAACTATGCCGCAGGAAATAAAAAGTTAGCATTAGAACAATTGCTATATGGTGCATCTGGCGGTCAGAAGAGTGGTATTGCATTAGGACCAGAAACTCTTCTTGCTAAGTATGGATTTAAAAATCCAGCAGAGGGCATTGCATATTTTGCAAGTGGACTTGCAGACATAGCTACTTCACCACTCGCAAACTTTATGGGTGGCGACACAACTAATGGTGTCAGATTTGATCCAAGAGCAAACAACGGAAAAGGCGGTTATGTAAACAGAGATGGTACATCTGCTACGCCTGAACAGTATGCGGCCGCATCACGACAATATGGTGCATCACTTAATCAGGGACCATTGTTTAGTGTTGCTAATGATAATTTTGGTGGTGCTGGACAAGCAGGTTATAATCCAAATACTACGACACAAATGCAGGGAGGTACTGTCGTTCAAGGATATGGACAACAGTATGGATCGAGACCAGGACAATTTAGAGTTGTTGCACCAACAGTAAATGCTATTACTGGAGTAACTACTGCGCCAACAGCGGCTCAAGCATTTGGATTGACTCCACAGCAACAAGCCGGATTAACTAAAGAACAACTTGAAGTACAACAAGCACAACTTGACTTAGCTAGAATAGATGGCGTGAAGAGGGCTGAAGAAGCAAAAGCAAAACTAATATCTGATGCTGAAACAAGAGCGCAAGCGGCCGAGTTAGAAAAAGGTAGTGCAGAATATAATAGAATGGTTGCGGCCGCAGAAGGCAGAGGTAATGCGCTTGTCACGATGGAAGCCGCAAAATATACTGTTTCTGGTTTAAGTGGTCAAGGACAAGAAGGTAAAGGAACTGATGTTAGGGCTCCTGGAGAACTCAAACCTGGAGATCCAGGATATAGACCAGGTCAATTATTCCAGAAAAATACAACCGATGGCACTGGAATGGCGTTCGGTAAAGAGGTAGGAAACTTTGCATTCGACATGGGTAAAAATTATCTTGGTCAACAATTGACTAAAGACATTAAGAATCCATATGCACAAATGGTTGCAAACTTTGCAATTCAAAAAGGATTGAATTATGGGTTTGAAGCAATTAAGAATTCAGATTTTGTTACAAATCTATTTGACAAAGGTTCTGAATTACTGAGCGGACCTGCCTCCGATGTTGGTGGTTCTTTCTTAGACACCGCAATAGATTGGGTCACATCGTTTTTTGCTGATGGTGGTCGTGTTACGGGTCCTGGAACAGGAAGATCAGATTCAATACCTGCAATGTTATCTAATGGTGAGTTTGTTGTCAATGCGGCCGCAACTAAAACGTATGGACCTTTGTTAGATTCGATAAATGCTAAAAAATATGCAGACGGAACTACAAGTACGCCAGGATCATCAAAAGCATTATCTACTGCGCTAGGAACAGATAAACAATTAACTGCATTGGGTGACCAAACAGAATTGCTAACAAGTATTGATGGATCACTTAGAGCAATTTCGGGAAAGGGAACGTCATCTGGTACTGGACTTTCATTCGACACAGGATTAGGTGGTGTCTTTGGTAGTGGGGGAGGTGGAAGTATTGGTGGTAGTGGTAGTGTAACTGTCAATGGAATATCTAGGTCAAGAGCAACACCTAAAAAACCATCAACGATGGATTACGTAGAGGCAATTGGTGGTTCTTTATTGAAGAGTTATGTGATTAATAAAGCAATTGGTGCAGTATCAACAGCCGCATTTGGTGCTACGCCTATGGCTCTTGCAGGAAATTTCATTAGCGGAGCACAAATTGGAGCCGCAGGTTTCACACCTGCTACCTTTGTGGGTCCACTTCAGCCTGGTGTCGCTACTGGTATGGAAGTTGGTGCATCTATGTTTGGTGGCGCTACTCAGTCTGCGGCCGTTACTGAATCAGTTCTTGTTGCTGACAGTCTCGGTGGTGCCGCTGTAGCCGCAGAGGCTGGTGCCGCAGGCAGTTTTAGTGCTGGTTTAGCAACAGCTATGCCTTACATTGCGGCTGCCGTTGCTGTGTATCTAATTATAGATTCATATAGTGGTGGTGGTTCTGCACCTCCACCGAAAGAGCCTAAGTATCATGCCGCAATGTATGTGGCCGGAAACAATGATATTAATGCAATAGCACCAATATATCAGACAGTCGATTATCATGTTCCTCCTGACGTATACAAAACAATTGCATATGGATTGTTACGTGTAGCATTCAATGCAACTAAATCTGCTGAACAAGTTACTAAAGTAACTACTCTTCCATATGACTATCTATACATCAAAGTTGAATTTAATAGAATTGCTTTATGTTGGGGTAAAGGCTCACCAAGCGCATCATCATTGGCTGAAACAGATACTAATGTTGTTGGATCATGGGGCGCACCAAGTGAAGGCACGAATCTAAATGCCATCGCAAAAGATATAGTAAATTTGGTTACTGCTGAATTTAAAAAAGCTGGCGCAGATGCACAAAAATTAGATACAGCCGCTAAAGGATTGTTATCATATAACTTAGATGATTTGAGTTCAGGTTTAATTTCTGATTTAAAGAGTGGACAATATAAGTTAAATAATAAAGTTGCTAAAGGCGTATTTGCTGATGATGTTGCAGAGTCGAATCGTATCGGTGAATTAATTAGTGCCGCAAGCACTAACAAAGCATACGTGTCGGAAGCAACAGCCGACACATATGAATTTGATCCTAATGACACCGACTATCGCAATGGCGCCGATAGAAAATTAATTAAAGGTAATCCTGGTGGTGTTCCGATGGTGTACAGTATGAAAGAAGGTAAATTTATTGAGAATAAATTTCCTGGTGCATTGCTAATTGATTCTGCTGGAAGACCAGTATATGATATTCCAGGAACATCAGCAGGATTGACAACTTCTGATTTTGGTGGAACAGATATTGTTGGTGTTGATAGACCAGCCAATTTATACTCACCTGCCGCAACAGCTACAGGTGGTGGCGCAGGAGGAAGTACTGTTATTAGCGCACCATCAAAGACAAATATTGACAACTCTAGCGTTACTAACTTCTATAATCCTCCTGCTACTGCGATAGATGGAATTAGAAATCAATCTCCAGGATAAAAAAAGGGAAGCATTTTATTGCTTCCCTAAAGTCTCACAGGAGAGATTACGAAAAATTAATCTTCAGCCAACTTCTCAAAGTAACTCAAATCTTCATCGTCATCAACTGAGTCTGCAACTGTAGTTTTCTTAGCAGGTGCTGTCTCGGGTTTAGATGAAGCTGTTACTGGTGTGTTAGGCTTAGTGGAGTAATAATTATCTCCAGCAGAACCATCTTCAAGACCAAGCACTTTGTTCAAACGTGCTTTCAACTCATCATAAGACTTGAAGTTCTTCTCACTCAAGAATTCAGACAAGCTAAACTCTTGCTTCCAGATACGTTCTAAGTCATCTTCATCGCCAGACAAAGGTGCTGGTGATTCAAACTCAGACTTATCATAGTTCTGATAACCTTCAACTTTACGAATCTTCAACTTGAAGTTCGCACCTTCCCAAAGGTCGAATGGGTTGACAGGAGTTTCATCTTCAAACTCAGGATTCATCAAGTCATTCAACTTGTCGAAAATCTTCTTACCGAATTTGAACAATTTAACTGTTCCGTCATTGTCGGGATTTGCAGGGTCCTTGACAATATAGATGTTTGCGATATACTGCAACTTACGCTTTTGCTTACGTGCAATATCTTTGTTAGCATCTGAACCTGAGTTCCAAAGAATGCTATTGTGTTCAGACACAGGGTCTTTCTTGTTGAGTGTAGTCAACGAGTTTTCAATGTACCATCCACCAGGACCTTGGAATGAGTGATTGAATACTTGAACCCAAGGTACATCTTCTCCTGCGGGCGAGGGAAGAAAACGAATCGTTGCGAATCCATTACCTGCTTTGTCTACTGTGGGTTTCCAGAATCGGGTGTCTTCATAAGACTTCTTACCTTCTTCTTTATTAGTGAGTTTGGAAACTGCGTCTGTGAGTTTTTCCAAATCTTTGGTGCGTGACTTTTTCAAATCTGCAAATGATGTTGATGCCATATTAGTATATTCCTTGTATGTTAAGTATTGAATGTATGTTTTGCTTGTCCACTTTTATCATAATCTACTATAGTATATAGTCTATCATAATTCTCTTTTTGTGTCAATAGTCGGCAAACCTTACTAGGTTTACGCATTACTGCCACTACGTCACCACTAGTTCTCTGAGTGACTTTTTCATCCGTGCCGTATCGTAATTTAAAAAGGGCTGGTACTTTTTGCATAACTTGCTTACCTCTTTGTAGATTGGATCATGTATCATTGTATCATACCTTTTGACAAAATGCAATAGTGAATTCAATATTGCTAATGTCTCCAGACTGATTTCTCCTCTTAAGTATTTCTTGATGATTGGTGGATGGTCGCCACCTTTAGCATTAAAAAATTCATTCAGTTCGTCTGGCTTCCAACCAGAGATAAAATCCATCTCATTTTTAAATACATACGTCAAAGATTCTTGTTTACGTTTCCATTCTTTGTAGCGTTCTTCGCATTCTTCTGATAGAAGTTCGCCAACCCAAATTTTTGTGTCATGCAAGAAATTTGAAACTAAAAATTCTTCTAAGTAAGCATCTTTACGATTGCCAAGTTTAGCAAAAAAGATTTTGTCTTTACGTTTCAAAAAAGAATCGTATGTAACATTGACTTTCTTGTTATACTTGAACCAATCGTAGCTATCTTGCGTGAAGTGATTTTTAACTCCCAAATAAACTTTGTATGCGTCTATAGCATCCATCTTCATTTACTCATCCACCTCAATAGGTAATCTAGCTTTTGGTGCAATCATCTTTAACTTCATTGCTTCACCTTCAATAGAAGATTTCATGCGAGGTGTAATTAATGTTGCCGCTGTTTCGACTTCAATATTTTTTTGTGTACAGTATTCAAGTATTGCGTCTATTATTGTAATAGGATGCTTTTTGATTTGAATCTGCTTTATCTCTGCTTCAAATTCTTTCTGCGTTAGAATCTTAAGACTCATTATTGTATACTCTCATTGAAATGATTCGGCCATTGCGAAATGTTCCATATTCTGTCGGTTTATTTGCAGGACTAGCAGAACGAAACTTTGGATTATTTAATTCTGTTTCAGAAGCATAGTAAGATGATGGATAACCATTCTTACGCTGATACGTTTTCATTTCAATTTTTTTCTTCATAATATTCATGATGTAGTTTCCTATGGTAAACGATAAAAGATATGTCCTTCGATCTGTGCAACTTTATGCACTTTGTTAATCCAATCTGGCTTAACACTTGTTGCATGAAAGTGTGTTGCACCCTCTAAGAGTTTAATTATATCACTACTGATTGTCTTTGTCAATAACATTTTAGCCACTTCGTATGATTCTTTCCATCGATTGTTGCTTGGTGGCGGAGTGTTTGCGCTTTTGCTATTGTACCAAGAAAATTGATATGGATCAGTTACTACATCACGAATGTTTTTTGGATATCTTTTATCATTCAGTCTATTCATAGTTACAATGCCAACTGCAATCTTTCCAATAAGCGGTTGATTGCCAGCTTCGTGATAGATGTTCATTGCCATCCAGTAAAGGTCTGATCTACTAGAATTTTTTGGTGCTGATGATGATTCTGATATTTCTTTTAGTGTTGGTAATGTTGCCGATGCATGTGTAGAACATAAAGTTAATATAAATATTACAGCCGTTAAAATTGCTTTCATATTTTTTCCTTTCGTTTTTTGACCCACAAGTGTTTAGTGGGTCTTTTATTTAGCATTTAACTAATGTGCTTAATAAATGTGGTCCATCCCATGTCTGACTTTCGATTCTGAATTGACCCTTGAAGCCATAAACTTCTTTAGCCCACATCTTTTCATTATCAAAATAGAATGGAAATGTTTGTTCTGTGATTATATTTACGTGTGTTGGATCCCA